ATAGGTTTCGGCTCAGAGGCCGATGCAGTCTTCGGATTGGAGCTTTCGCCAGATGTTCTCTGGAATCTAACGCCCTGGAGTTGGGCCGTCGATTGGTTCACGAACGCTGGTGATGTTATTCATAACATCACTAATTTCACGCTCGCCGGTCTTGTGATGCGGTATGGGTATATGATGGAAGAAACGTCATCTACCTATTACACCCACTACGAGGACGGTAAAGTTCGTACTCTTCTCACGAAGAGTCCGAAGAAAACCGGCTTCGATTGGATGGGCAATTGCGATGTTGGACAAGAAACTGTCCGCAAAAGCCGTTGCCCCGCTAACCCCTTCGGGTTTGGTATTGGTTGGGAGGGTTTATCACCCACTCAACTTGCCATAACTGCAGCACTCGGTATAACCCGGTTGTTGTAGTAGTTGTTAATACTACGCGTAGCGAGAAATTGCTACGTTAAACCGGTGACCAAGTCACCATACCAAAAGGAGTGTGCCTGATGGCACTGACCGATCCCCAGAAATTCAAAGAAGTCGCGGGTACGGAAGTGACAGCTCCCCGAGTTTCCTCGGGGGACTTCAAGTCCGTGTACGAGACTTCTGACGGTTTGAACAAACTCACGTTGTCAACGACAACGTCGAATAGTTCTCGCCGTCGACATCTGGTGCGTATCGACGTTGAAAAGGTCGCTACCAATCCATTTGAAGAAGCCAGGAAAGAACCTGTCTCGATGAGTGTTTATCTCGTCGTTGACCGACCCTCGACTGGCTATTCTGTTACGGAGGCGAAGAAACTGGTTGAAGGCCTTGTAGGCCTGATCTCAGCTTCGACGTACACCGTAACCGAAAAGCTTCTCGGTGGGGAGAGTTAATCCCCTTTGCCAGGAAGCGCTCTCGAACTTTTGTTCGAGATTTTTCGGAATGGATGCTCTAGGTTTATAGTTCAAGTCGAACTACTCCTAGAATACCTCGAAAGGAGGTGGTAGTGAATGCGCGGTGATTATGATTATAACCACGCAACCTCCGGGCACCAATTCGCAGTGGTGATGTTTGTTGTCATCATTTGTGCGTTGGGACTCGGTGGCCTTTTCATAGGCCTGAATATCCTCGACCACTTTTAGAGGTCAGATCCAGGTTGGTATCTGGATTGGGATATTCTCCCTTCAGTGCGGCAGGCTCAGGATAACTACCCCCATCAGGAGGCGTTATGAAAAGCCTGCTTACACTCTGGAAAACGCTAGCTGAAGAACTAGCTAGCAGATGTTGCACGAGCACCATCCGAGATATTAATACCGTCTCGGAACGGATAGAACACGAGGG